CATCGTTAGGTAAAATAATTTTAACCGACCTTTACTGTGTTTACTAACTATTGGGTTTAATATTGCATATCGAGATATACGATATTTTAAAATAACTTTACATAACAATGTACATAATTTACAATTGCTAATCGCTTTACTTAATCTTTTTGTAAATTTATAACTTTTATTTTAATCTACCAAAACTTTAACATTTAAAAAGGGCAATCATCAACATCAAACACTTCTTTAACACTTACAACTGTCAATATTTCTTTTTCTTTCATATACTCTTCGCTAATATCAATTAAACTAAATAGAGGCTCATCGGTATCTTTCTCGTAATAACGCCCATTAACCTCAGAGTAATTAAATTCTACGCTCGATCCTATATCCCCTTGAAACTTATACTTTGTTTTCATATTATAAAACGTGGTAGTATTCTCTATATTATTTTCCACGTCCGCCCATGTTCGGTAAATTGAGAATCCGTTATGAGTTTGATTTCTAAAATCAGCCGAACCGCTAACACTGTACAGGTCCGGAACGTTGTAAATTCCTGCTTCGTTTTTTTGCATTTTAGTAGGATGGGCAACCAATATAATTAAAACATTGTTTGATTGTGCAAAGTGTGTAAGTTTAGTTAACACGATGTTAATCTGGTCAATCTTGTTTCCGTTTGGTAACAGTACCTTGTTAAATGCATCAATCACAAATACATCAATGCCAAAAGAAATCATTTGCTCTTTAAACTTTTCAAGCAACCAATCCCAGGTAGGTAGCGTGTCGCCTTCAGCACCTGTTAAGTATATTTTTTCATTTGCCCATTCTTCATATTTATCTATTTCATCACGTGTAATTCGTGGAGTAGTTCCTTGCGTTGTTTCTTTATCCTTCCAAAAATTACGACCTATAACTTTTTCCATTAAATTAGTCTGGTAAAGTGCCATAGGAGAATGCTCTGGCGAAAACCACGAACCTTTTAAATCATAATCATTTATTAAGTTTAAAGCAAGCCAGTCTGTAAAGTTAGACTTACCATGTGATGGTATGCCAGTTCCCGTAGTCAATTGCCCACGCATAACGGAAAAACATTCTTTAAATTTTCTAAAATAATATGCTTTAGGCTTTAAGGTATCTGGCAAACCATTGTCATAGAGTTCTAATATACCTTTTTTTAGTTCAGAAACGCTAAATGTTCCACTTACTGGAAATCGTTTACGCTTTTTAACTGTATCATGCAAAATTTGCCCTATTAAGTCGCCGTTAGCGTCTTTATTTACAAATTCTATATACTCACACCTATAACGTCCTAAACGTTGCGCAATCTTCTCCTTTAGGTCATTTCCTTTTTCATCGTTATCTACTGCAATAATAAACTTCTTAACGTCTTTTAAATATTCTTTAGAATTTAACCAGTAATCATCGTTATCATTCGCCCCATTTGGAACTGATATTGCATTTTTAATTCCTATCTGGTGCAATGCTAAAACATCAAATTCGCCTTCACAAATCCAAACTTCTTTTTCACCAATAACAGAATTGATGTTATAAAATATAGAACGAGTGCCAGCAGATTGCATAAAGTTTTTCGCTCCATCCCTATATTTCTTGTTAACCAAAACGTCTTTCTCGAAATAATTAAAAACAATATTATTTACCTCCTTACCTTGTTTTGGTTGGTAAAATAATTCCTCAGTAACATTTAAAGCCTTTAAAGTATTTTGGTTTATTTTTCTAGTATCCTCTATAAATCTTACCATTTTGTCAGATAAATTAGTATAATTTTTCCAAGTTTGAACAGGTAACTTATATTCTTTATCCTTTACTTTTTTACTTTCACTTTCTCTAAAGGTTAAACTTTCGCACCTAAAACACTTACCAAACCCCTCTGAATGGTTTATTTGTATTGAAGTATCGCCTTTTCTATGTTTACTGGTTTCGCACGTTGGGCAAGATATCTTCTCTTTTCCACTTGTTTTTTTTAGATCTAACGAACTCCATTCTATAAAGTTGTTCATAATTAAAGTGATGGTTTATATTTTTTAACTGGTTTTGTTATCTTGCTTAATTTATCTACATAATCTGAGGATTTCCATTCACTCTCGTAACCAAGCCAACTATGTATTTTTTCATCAGATTGTTTTTTGTATTTAATATAAGCATTTGTTTGCCTTACAAATTCTTCAAATTTACCATTATTATTTAGATTATTCATAAACCCCCAAACTTTTCTATTTAATGGTTCTGTTGTTTGTGAAAAGAAATCACACACCATTTTTAAAAATTCTTGGTTTATTGTGTTTTCTTTTTTTATACTATTATCTTCTTTACTATACTCTACTATACTTTGTGGTTTTATGACACCTTTAACCTCCCTTTTATTGGGTTTACGTACCCCTAAACTAATTAAAAGTAGTATTAAACCATCATAAGTGATGCATTTATTTTTTCTTTTAATATAAGCATCTTCAATACTATCTATAAAGTCTTGACACCAAATTATTTTATTTTCATTCCATAAAACAGAATCAAACTTTTCTAAATCTACTAAATCTAAAATAATAGCATTTAAAACATCTTGACTAACTTTACATTTAGCAGATAAAAACATCATTGTAGTATTTTTAGATAAATCTAAATAATGATAATTTGTTTTAGCTAATTCTCTTAATATTTTAACAAAAGTAGCAAATCCATCATTGCCATAAGTTTCTTCTAAGTAGAACATTTTTTTACCCTCCTCGCATAAAAAAGGAAAATAATCTACATTATTTCTCTGAGGTCTTGCCATTACGATTTAATTAAGTTTATATGTGTTCTTATAGTTTTAGCTAATTTAATAGCTGTAGAAACATCCAAACAAATATATTGCTCGTTATAGTTATGATTAATAGACGTATCTTTTATAGTTATAAAAATCTCGTCATTTACATTGTGAAAACATTGCATTTCTACTAAATTGGTTTCACTATTTTCAGTACCTAAAAATACTGTTTTAAAATTTGCCATAATTAATAAAGGTTATAAGTTACCTATAAACTATTAAATTAAGTTAAATAAAAAAACCTTCAACAAGTCGAGAAGTAGAGTTCTGTCATTGTTAAAGGTTATTAAAATTTCTTCAGCTACTTCTCTACAAGTATTAATGCTTACAAAAATATAATCAATTTTATTTAATAATCAAACTTTTTTATATAAAATTCAATAAATTCTTCTCCTTTTTTTACGTCTACTTTTTGGATTATTCCTCTATAAATTCTCCTGTCATCAAATTTATATTTCTTGCAAAGTATATCTTGAAACGCTTTTAAAGGGTTATCATAGTCTGCAAGTTTAGAAGACAAGCCAAAGGTTATAATTATCTCTAGTTTGCCTTCTGGTATGATTAATTTTTTTAATGATAATAAAACATCCTTCTCATAAGATTTATATTTAGGGGTTTTAAATCTACGACCAACCCAGCATTGATTAACTGATAATGGTTTTACGTTTATTCTCATTTTATAATAATTTATCAAAAAATACAACTCCTTTTTTTCTTGCTATTTCAATGTTTTGAACATATTTATCTGTAAACTCGCTAAATAAAATCTGGTCTACTTCATTCATATTAGCTATTTGGTAAGCCATTCTTTTTTTCTTCTTTATAGCATTGTTTAGTAACTCCTCATCCTTTAATGAGTGTTTATCAATCCCATTCATTACGGCTTTTTCTAAAGAGTTTTTAAACATATTACCGTACTTTTTTACTAAGCCAGTTAGATTATATGATTCCATAGATTCAATGGTTAAATAGCAATGAAAAAGCAAGTCTAAGCCGTTTTTTAATTCTTTATCTTGTTCCATAGTTCCTTTTTTAGTTCAATTAAATCGTTAAGTTTTAATTTTTCAATAAGTATTTGTACTTTTTTTTTCTCTTTAAATAAAATGTAATCTTCTATTTTTTTAAAGTCTATTTTTTCTATCTCTTCATCTACTTTTAATTTTTCTTTTCTAAATTGTCTATCGTAGCTTAGTAGATTTTCTATTGAATTCACAGAATGTCTAATAGTTGTATGGTCTTTATTAAAAAGCAGTCCGCAATTTGTTTGAGACATGGTGGTTTTTTTATAAACATAATAAACGGCTAAGTGTCTTGCTGATACTATATTTTTTTTTCTTGACTTGCTTAAAATATCTACATCATACAAATTACTAAGGGTTTTTATTATTTCCTTAGCTTTTATTTCATCTAATTCTAACAATGTTTTTTTAAATTTCGGCATCTTCTTTTTTTAGTTTTAAATATAATTGCTTTAATCTTTCGTAGTAAGTCAAATAGACACGATTTCCGCTATTTGCTTTCAAATATGATATGTGAGTATCTACTAACTTTTTAGGGTCGTTAAACGTGGGGAATTTGTTTAATTTAAAAACGCCCTTTTCAAATTTATAATCCAAAAAGAACGCTTCTATTTCTTTAAACGTTGCCAATTAAAATGGTAAATCATCTGGTTCTTCTTCAAGTTCCGCCACTGCAACAGGTGCATGTTCCTGATTTGGTGCTGTTGCTAACTTTTCAATTCTCCAACCTTTTACAGAATTAAAATACTTTGCTTCGCCTTGTGGATTAATCCATTCTCTACCTCCTAAATTTATGTGAACCTTAACCTCATCCCCAACTTTAAACTTGTTTAATAAGTCCGTGTTATTTTGCACAAATTCAATTAAAACGTGTTGAGGGTATTGCTCGTCTGTTGTTACAACCAACTCTCTTTTCTTAAACTTTTCGCTAGGTGCTTGAACATTCCCTAAAACTTTAATCACTCCGTTTACTTCCATAATTACTATTTATTTATTATTTAACATTAATTGCAATACTACTATTGTTTTTTCGATATCTTCTTTAAATTGACCTTTTTTATTTACCCTGTCAATTCTTTTTATTGCATCGAACTGGTATGCGTTCCATCCACGCTCTAAACCTATTTTATAAAGACTGCCGTTTTCGTTGTTGTAATGGTCTGGAGTTTCAACGTAATGCTCACCATTATTTCCATTCTGAAATATTACCTTTTGCCTTTCGTATGCTTCTTCTTCATGCATATCCTCGTATTTTTTCTTGCTACATCCCATTAGTTATGTCTATTTATATAAAGTTCACACTGTTTTGTTGCTTCTTTCTTGGCTTTTACTAACTTTTGAAAAGTCTTATCTGTTTTGTAAAGTTCCTCTGTATTAAAAATATGTTTAAAATCTATAACGTTTACAAAATTACGTAAATTTTCTTCAAAGTGTTTTATATCTTCCGCAGGAATTTTAAAAGTGGTGTTAATTGTTACCTCCATTATTTTAATTGATTTTCGTATTTTAAAGCAGTTTCTTTAGAAATTTTAAAGTACTTTCTTAAAATGTTAATATCTGTTTTTTTAGCTAAAGCTCCTGTAAATTCTTTATCCTTTTCATTTAACCAAGGCAACTCTTTTTCCGTTGGTTTTTTTGCTAATTGTTCACCACTTGCATCTGTATCTTTATCTGTTACTAATCCAAGCATAGAGCTTAATGCATATCTTCTAATGTAAGTAATTGCAGAACCTAATACTTGAAACTCATTCATTTTGGCTAAGGAAACGTTTTGCGGTATTTCTGTAACACTGTCTAAAAATTCCCCACTATCAGAATGAAACAAAATAGTTCTAATTGCATTACCATCCATTAATTGAGTAAATCCTAAACCATTTTTTTTAAGCAATGGGTTTATAATTTGAAAAATTGCTGGTAAATCAGCGTAGGTGTATCCGTACCCTTGAACTCCTTTGTGTATTACTGGCACTTCTTGTTGAAAGTTTGCCAGTGATTTGTAAATGTTTTTCATTAGTTTTTGTTTTTTAAATAATTCTTAATAAATAATTTATACTTTTTTTTTACTGCATCGCTATACATATCACTCTTTACAATGCTTAAAGATTCTAAATACTTATACTTTTCTGTTACTAACCACATATTTTTGTTTTTGTAAATTTATTGCTTTTATAGTTAACGTGCAAGTAAAAAGTGTTAAAATTTAAATATTTTAAATTCTCCATTTCCTTTAATTTCTTGTAAACTTTTTAAGGTTCTTACAAGTTCTATTGCTTCTTTCTGAGTTTCAAACTCCGCTATCTTATGGTAAACCTCTACTTTCTTGCTCATATAAAATTGTTAAAATATTCTCTAATTATGTCTGTTTGTTCTACTGTGAAGTAATCAGTTAATTCGTATTCAAAAACATCGTTTTTATAATCGTAGTAAATACTCATGTCTTCGCTGTAGTAGCTTAAATAGTTGCCGGTTTCTTTTACCGGCTCCTGCTGTTTTAAAAGTCTTTTAAATTGCTTGTTGCTTATATTCTGCATAACTGTCTATTTATTACTTCACATTCTGCTTGTAATATGCTAATGTCAATATCTACCATAAGAAGCGTTAATTCGTTAAAATAGTAATCATGCTCCATTGTTTTTGCTAAGTCTATTAATTTCTGTAATCTGTCTGTATGGTTAGCCATTTAAAGTGTATTTAATTACGCCGTAAGCGACGTAGATGAAAAATATTAATATTGTTACCAAGTACGCTGTATCCGCGTTAAATTTGTTTTTGTTTTCCATCTTAATTAATTTCATTATCTAAGATTCCAATTAACTGTCTAACCTCCGAACGTTCTAACTTTACAATCTCTACACCGTTAACCTCTATATTATAATATTGGTTATCTGTTTTGTAGATAGATGATTTTTTTATTGATGCTTTCATAATGATTTATATTTTTCAATTAAACTTAATTTAACTTTGTTGTCCTGCGTGAATTTAAGAGTTAAATAATCCTCTTTAATTTCTAAACTGCTCTCAATATTCTGAGCCATTCTTTGAAGTGTTTTTTTGATTACCATTTTATTTTACATTTATTACTTTTATTTTTCCGCTCTTATATTGGTGGCAGATTACACCCGTTGGTAATTTTACTGTTTTAATTATTTTATCTCTAAACATATTGTTTGTTTTTAATTATGGTTCAAAGATACAAACACTATTTAGATAAACAATAAACTTTAACATACTTTAACATATTTATTTTTTAAACACTATAATTATAATAATTGATTTTATTTTTGTATATTTGTGAAAAATGTATATATATATATGTATATCTATAAAGTTAGACAAAATGGTTACTGGAAGGACTATTCAAACGAATATGAATGTGAAATGTCTGCAAAGTTATGGTTTGGTAAGTATGGTGAGTTTTTATCATCATTAAGCAATAGAGAAATAGTATTGTTTAAAAACACTAAAAAAGTCAAATAAATGCACCCTACAAGAATATTTAATTATGAATAGTATTTTAACGCCTATTAATAGTGTAAAAACAAACCCAAATAACCCTCGTATTTTAAAAGATGATAAATTTAAGAAATTAGTAAATTCCATAAAATCTTTTCCAGAAATGCTAAAGGTTAGACCAATCGTTGTTAATAATGATATGTTTGTTCTTGGTGGAAATATGCGTTTAAAGGCTTGTAAAGCTGCTGGATTAAAAGAAGTGCATATTATTAAAGTATCTGATTTTACAGAAGCACAGCAAAGAGAATTTATTATAAAAGATAACGTAGGCTTTGGAGAGTGGGATTGGGATATGATATCTAATGAATGGGATACAGACGAAGTTACAGACTGGGGTTTAGATTTACCTTTATTTGAAGAAGATGAAGTATTAGAAGCGGAAGAAGATGATTTTGATACAACACCGCCAGAAATACCAATAACAGTTTTAGGAGACCTTTACGAGATTGGAGAGCATAGATTGTTATGTGGCGATAGCACAGATAGCGACCAAGTGGCAAAGCTAATGAACGGAGAGATTGCAGATTTGGGGCTAACAGACCCACCATACAACATTGGATACGTCTACAATGAGCATAAAGATGATATGTCAAATTCAGAATATAATGATTTTATTGTTGGATATGTGAACAATATGATTATAAATTCAGATAAGCAAATAATCACAAGTGGAAAACAAAATGTAAAATACTATTACAATAATTTTGATATAACAGAATTTGCGGTTTGGTATGCTAAAAACAAAATGTCAGGCAGTAAGATTTCCAATTTAGGTTTATGTGAACCAATACTTTTTCTTGGTAAATTTAACAGAAATGCACGACCAACAGATATGTTTGAATACACAGTTAAAAAACAAAAAAACGTTGGTGCCCACACTTGTCCGAAAGTATTAGAGTTCTTTGCTGAAATAATTAACTGTTATTCTGAAAAATTAATCTTTGATAGTTTTTTAGGTAGCGGAACAACAATGGTAGCATCACACCAATTAAAACGCAAATGTTACGGTATGGAACTTGACCCGAAATATTGCCAAGTTATTATAGATAGAATGGTAAAATTAGACTCAAAAATAATTGTAAAAATAAATGGAAAACAATACAAAAACAGTGATGTTCTTTAAATTGCAAACAAAAAATCGAAAAAGTTAAATTAACAATTTAGGTATTCAGATTTGAACTTAAGGCTTGCAATCAGTCAATAAAGCTCAGTTTAACTGTTCTGGGCTTTTTTTACATTTATGAATAAATAAAATCCAACACTTAAAAAAAATGAACGAAAGCGTACACATAAAAAAGAAAGCATTAATAAAGGCTTTAGAACAGACATTAGGAGTAGTAACAACAGCTTGTAAGAAAGTAGATGTAGGAAGAACAACCTATTATGATTGGATGCGAGATGATGAAGAATTTAATAAAAGCGTACAAGAATTATC